CAAGTGAAAGACAGTCAGAAAACTTTTGAGGATGTTGAGCAGTATGTTCCCAAAATGTATCAACCACAAGAAGTTATGGAGAAGGCAGAAGAGTTGTATAAATTCATTATGAAGAAAGACTAATTGGAGAAGGGGGAGGAAACTCCCCCTGTATATTATGAAAGATTTGAAATCCCCTCTTAGATATCCTGGTGGTAAAAGCAGAGCAGTCAAGTTTCTGTTTCAAGACCACCATTTACCAAAAGATAAAATTGGCGAGTATCGTGAACCATTTCTTGGTGGCGGTAGTTGTGCAATCGAGTTCACCAAGAAGTATCCTGAGATGCCTGTATGGGTGAACGACAAGTATTACAATCTCTATTGTTTTTGGATTACGCTAAAGAAAGAGGGCGATAAACTCGCTGACTTCTTACACAAGAAAAAAGATTCATTGCTAAATGCTAGTGATCCTCAGCAAGCACACTTAGATCAGTTTTCTATACTCAAGTCTGAGATAAACGATCAAACTAATGAGTTCGAACGTGCGTGGCGTTTCTATATACTGAATCGATGTTCGTTCTCAGGACTGGGTGAGAGTGGTGGTTCGTTCAGTAAGATTGCAATCAATAGCAACTTCAATCATACTATTATATCACGTCTACCACGTTTTCAGAAACTGATACAAAAGTGGTACATAACAAACTATGACTACAAGCATCTGTTTGATGGAGACAAAGACGCATTTATATTCTGTGATCCACCCTACGATATCAAGTCGTTTATCTATGGTGACAAAGGTGATATGCACGAGGGGTTTGATCACAAAGAGTTTCACGACTGCGTTGACAATGGTTGTTCTAATATGGTTATGATAACATATAACTCTAATGAAACAATCAATAGAGTCTACAACAGTTGGGAAAAGATAGAGTGGGATCTGACTTACAGTATGCACTCTGGAGCAAAATATCGAGATGATGAAAAGAACAGGAAAGAACTTTTGTTAGTGAACTATCCAAGAAACTTACAAAAAACTCTTGATCTTTTTGTAGCATGACTGTAATCCCAATCTATGATAACAAAGGTGAACTTACCAATCAGATAGAGATTGATGACAACTTACACTTCATCAATGATAGAGTGTGCAAGGGAAAGCAATACTACTACAAAGGTGTTGGGGTAAAATATGATCATCAATACATTGAAGAGTTGAATGATGATTATGAACTGATATCGCCTGCTGATGTTTTCTATATAAAATATAAGGTGGCGAAAAAATGTTTCATCGGTAAGACTGGAATCTTTCAAGAACCATACTTGTTTATATACGACGATTGGGTTGGAACGTGTGGTCCAAAAGAAGGATTGATTGTTCTCAACTCTTCATTCAAGTATTCGTCAGTTGATGTCATAGATTACGTTCAGTTCGACGAAGAACATCGACAAGCATATTATGTTTTAGATTACAAATGCAATCGTAAGAAATATGCAAGGGATGGCGGTGATCCAAAAAAACTTGGTGAACTGATAGACTATATGCTAAACAACGATTGGAACTTCTTGTGGGATAAGAACGTGATACAAGACATAACGCCAGAAGGATTAGTTTCTGATGTTGGAGATATGTTCACAGGAGAAGATCTAACATATAAACTTGGAACTGCATACTCTGTATTGTATAGTCTTGGGCAAGCAAATTTCCAGCAATACATGGACTTTGTTGAATACCATAATATACAACAAACAAGTAATATTAATATGTCATACATGACAACTGCGATGAAACTACTGCAGAAAAATAATATTGACATTTCCCCTTTAATACAGTATAATGATATATTGTTAAATTATAAACATGCTGTGCTTACTATGATGGACGGTAAAAATTGTGCTCATTGTGCCTGTGACATGTACACGGAACAGGGTGAAAAAATTAAGCAACAGTACAAAGATAATTTGACAATTTGATATAAATAAACACCGTAGGACTCAAGTTGGACTTGCTATGCTCTCCGATGACCTGTCTTGCATTTTTCTAACTTAGTAAATTGAAAGGAAGAACTATGTGGACTAAACCTACATACACCGAAATGAGATTTGGTTTCGAAGTTACGATGTACATCGCTAACAAGTAATCAAGTTTCATAGGGAGTGTAGTTACATCGGTGGGTGCACTCCCACCTAAGTCTTACATTAACCGAGTCGCCGAAAGGGACTCATATTTTAATCTCGCTTTAATAAAGGAGAACTTTATGACTATCACAAACTTTCCTCGAGATATCTTTCTCGGTTACGACGCTCTGTTTGATTCATTGAATCGTATTGACGAAATGAAAGCAAAGCAACCGTCCTATCCTCCATACAACATTATTCAGAAAGAGACGAATCATTATCTCATCGAGATCGCCATTGCTGGGTTCACGAAAGATGACATTGATGTAACTCTTGAACGTGGGGTTCTAACTGTTGAGGGTAAGAAGAAAGATGATTCCTCTAAGTATATTCACAAAGGCATTTCAGCAAGAGCGTTCCGTAGAACATTTACACTTGCTGACACCATTGAGGTGATTGGTGCGGATGTGATTAATGGTATGCTATACATTGGTCTACACAATGTAATACCTGAAGAGGAGTTGCCCAAGAAAATTAATTTGGGTGAGTTCAGCAAAACTGACAAGTCTTTGCTGTTAGGTTAATCTCAGGAGAGGGGAGCGCAATGCTCCCCGACTTATATTATGAAATGGACTGATGAAGAAATAAAAAGATTTGTGGATCACTTTGGTAAGGAGTTGCCAGATCCAACTAATTATCCGAGAGTGTTTTCTTATTATGTTAAATTGTGGAACTATATCAACCGTGAGAAGAAAAAATAACTTTGACTTCATGGGGTTTCGTAGTATAATAGATACATGAAATTCTATACTAACTTTTTTATGCGAGGTAACTACGTCATCGTGCGTGGTTACGAAAATGGCAAACGATTCACGGATCGTATTGAGTACAAACCTACACTTTATGTTCCTGCTCGGAAACCATCCGAATGGCGTTCAGTTGACGAGAATCAATTAGAACCAGTTGATCTTGGTGGAATACGAGAAGCACGAGAGTTTGTCAAAACTTACAACGAGGTGCAAGGATTCAAAATATATGGGTCTACACTTTACGACTATGTCTGCGTTCACGAAAACTTTACACAAGACTATGATACAGAGTTTGTTAAAATTCTTAACATCGATATTGAGGTTGGTTCAGAGGATGGGTTTCCTGATCCCCAACTTGCTAATCAACCTGTTACTGCGATCACCGTATCGATTGATGGTGCGTTTTATACGTTTGGTTGTCAAGATTATCAAGTAAAGTCTGACGATGTAACTTATATTCAGTGCACGAACGAACGTGAACTGTTGATCAACTTCTTGCGTCATTGGAAAACTTGGGACGCTGACATCATTACTGGTTGGAACGTGCAGGGATTTGATATGCCGTACCTGCGCAATCGTATGTTGAAACTATTGGGTGAGAGCGCAACCAAACGTTTGTCTCCTGTTGGAATCATAAGCGAGCGTGAGTATGTCGCATTCAATCGTAAACATATTGAATATGAGTTTGTTGGCATGACTATTCTTGACTATCTTGATCTCTACAAGAAGTTCACCTATTCACAACAAGAATCGTATAGACTTGATCACATTGCTCACGTTGAGTTGGGTGAAAAGAAACTAGACTACTCTGAAGTTGAAACATTACATCAGTTGTACAAACTTGATTATGAGAAGTTTATTGATTATAACATCAAAGACGTAGAACTCATCAATAAGATTGAAGACAAGATGAAACTGATTGACATGGCACTTGCAATTGCGTATGATGCAAAGGTGAACTATAAAGATGTGTTCACTCAGGTGCGTATGTGGGACGTGCTCATACATAACTGGTTGTATGATCGTAAGATTGCAATACCACCCAAAGAGAAGAAAGAAAAGAACGCACAGTATGCAGGTGCTTATGTGAAAGATCCTCACGTTGGTATGCATAAGTGGGTTATGAGTTTTGATCTAAATTCTCTTTACCCCCACCTGATTATGCAGTATAATATAAGTCCAGATACATTTATAGATGGTGAATATGTGGACGTGACAGTGAACGAATTGCTGGATGGTGTTAAACCTGCTGTTGACGACAACATGTGTATGGCAGCAAATGGTCATGTGTTCAAACGTGACAAGCAAGGGTTCTTGCCTGAGATGATGGAAAAGATGTACAACGATCGAGTCAAGGCAAAGAAGTCCATGCTTGAAGCACAGAACAAACTTGAAGAAGTGAACAGGAGATTAAATGAAATCAGTCAGTGACATGACACATCAAGAGTTGCTTGAAGCAAAGGTGCAACTGCAAAAGGATATCTCCAAGTACAAGAATCTTCAGTTAGCAAAAAAGGTTCAGTTGAACTCTGCTTATGGTGCACTTGGGAATCAGTACTTCAGATTCTTCGATGTACGTCAAGCAGAAGCAATTACGCTGAGTGGTCAGTTATCCATCAAGTGGATTGAACGCAAGATGAATGACTATCTAAACAAACTTCTAAAGACGGAAGGAGAGGATTATGTCATCGCTTCGGATACGGACTCGCTTTATATTAGTTTTGACAGGTTGGTGGGCGAAGTGTATAGTAAGAGAGGTGAAATACCAGAAGTTGCTAAGGTCATCACCTTCCTCGATAATATCGCTTCGAAGAAACTTGAACCATATATTGATGCTTGTTATCAAGAACTTAGTGAGAATATGAATGCCTATGCGCAGAAGATGTTTATGAAGCGAGAGGCAATCGCTGATAAAGGCATCTGGACTGCAAAGAAACGATACATCCTGAATGTGTATGATAACGAGGGTGTGCGTTATGCTGAACCCAAACTCAAGATGATGGGTATCGAAACTGTTAAGTCTTCAACTCCTGCCGTCTGCCGTGATGCATTGAAGAAAGCAATCAGTGTTATCATGAACAAAGACGAAACAACTGTCCAGCAATACATCGCTGATTTCCGTGAAGAGTTCAGAACTTTGCCTTTTGAGGACGTTGCGTTTCCTAGATCAATATCAGATCTAAATAAATATACTACCGACAACAAAGAGTTTGAAGTACCAAAGGGAACACCGATTCATGTAAGAGGTGCTCTACTTTACAACTACTTACTGAAAGAAAATAAACTAACAAAACAGTATGAGTTGATCAAGGATGGAGAGAAGATCAAGTTTTGTTATTTGAAAGTACCAAATCCTTCTCGTCAAAATGTTATTAGTGTATTGAGTACATTACCCAAGTCTTTCGGACTTGCTGAACATATTGACTATGACTTGCAGTTTGATAAGTCATTCCTTGAACCACTGAAGATCATACTGAATAGTATCGGATGGAGTCCTGAGAAAAAGAGTACACTTGAGGACTTCTTCTCATAGAAAGGAACGGAGATGGCAACAAATATACCAGAGGAATATCTAAACGGATACGATTTCGGATTTAATGCAGTTGATGAACCACCTGCGTCTGGTCCAATACAAATAGATACTTCTGAAATCGCAGGAGACGTTGACGGTATTAACGACAACATCCTACGCATTGAGCAGAAGATGGATGCAGCAGTCACTGCTATAAATGCACTTAGTGCCAAGATGATGAATCTTGACGATGAGTTTGACGTAATCAAGTCAACCAAAGAAGCAGAAGTCACAGCGAAGTTGGTTGAGGTTGAGAAACTCATTATGCCTTTGTTGGTAAATCTTATCAAGTCTTCCGATAAGGATTACATTCACTGGCCAAATCGACAGGCAGCAGTTGAAGCACAGATTACTAAACTACTTGCAATAACACGTCCACAATAAACTTTACTTTATGGTGAGATTGCGATATAATAATGGTTTACTTTTGGAGAATATAATATGGACTTTTTGAAAGATGTAGTGAAAGGTATTGACAATGCTAATCTTCTCAGCGAAGGTGGCAACAGTTCAGAGTTCAGTGGTACGATTGACACAGGTTCGTATGCGCTGAATGCTCTGATCTCTGGTAGTATTTACGGTGGCGTTCCAAACAATAAGATCACAGCGTTCGCTGGTGAGTCCGCAACTGGTAAAACTTTCTTTGTACTCAGCGTTCTAAAAACTTTCTTGGATAAGAATCCAGAGGGTGGAGTTATTTACTTTGACACTGAGGCAGCAGTCACTAAGTCAATGATGAGTGACAGAGGTATTGATACTTCTCGTGTTGTCATTGCTGAACCTACTTCAATCGAAGAGTTTCGCACGAGCGCAACTCGCATCCTAACTAACTACATAGACACACCTGAAGAGAAAAAGAAACCAATGATGATGGTTCTTGACTCGCTTGGTATGCTTTCCTCAACAAAAGAACTGGAAGATACCGAATCAGGCAAGAACGCACGTGACATGACGAAAGCACAGTTGTTGCGTGGCACGTTCCGTGTTCTCTCGCTCAAGTTAGCGAAGGCGAATGTTCCGTTGCTCGTGACCAACCATGTCTATGACGTGGTTGGTGCTTATGTTCCCACCAAAGAAATCAGTGGTGGTAGTGGTCTGAAGTATGCTGCATCTTCTATTATCATGCTTGGTAAGAAGAAAGATAAAGACGGCACAGAGGTTGTGGGTAATATTGTGAAAGCATCTACTCATAAGTCTCGATTCACTAAAGAAAACAAAAAGATCGAAATCAAGTTGTCTTATGATAAGGGACTTGATCGTTACTATGGTTTGTTGGAACTTGCTGAGAAGTATGATATCATTAAGAAGGTGTCTACTCGATATGAACTGCCTGATGGTTCTAAAGTGTTTGGCAAGGCAATCAACGAAGATCCTGAAAAGTATTTCACACCTGAGTTGTTGGAGCAGTTAGACGCTGCAGCAGCAAAAGAGTTTATGTATGGACAAGAAGTAGAACAGGAAGCACAAGAAGTAGAGGAAG